CGAAGTACCCTAGGCCGTATCCGACTCACGGCGTGCTCGGTTCGTGACAAGACCGGCGACGTATCGGGCGGTACGACACTCGACCAGAACGCCTACGTCTCCCAGCAGCTCTACGGCATCCCGACGGACGTCCACAACGGCAACAACGTCGCCCTCCCGGCATGGACGGCTCGACAGGTCCAGGCCGGTCGACCGCTCGTCGTCCAGGGCAACGCCGGGGCGCTGGTCGGGACGGTGCACCGATCGACGCAGGGGCGGGTGAACCACGCGGTTTACGTCAACGAGGTCCGCGGCGGGACGTTGGGCTCGCCCGCCGAGGCCCTCGTCTACGATCCGGCCGCCGACGGTCGGGTGGCGGGCTGGGGCACCGCCGCTCGAGGTCCGCAGTGGTGGCCGTGGGTCCTCGTCCTCAAGTTCGCCGCCGAGCTCCAGCCGTGGGGTGATGACGATCCACGCAAGCTCGGGGCGGGCAAGCTGTACGTCGCGGTCTTCCCCGATACCGACGGGGCCATCTGGGGCCGCGACGTCTCGGCAGCGAACCGGGCGGTCGACCCGGACGGCAGGATCGCCGGCGCAGCGGTCCGCAAGGCGGGCCACAACTACGGGACGCTGGTCGACACGTCCGACCTGAAGGCCGCGCTGACCAAGGTCGGCCACAACTACGGCTCGGTGGTCGACCCGAGCGACGTCCAATGGCTCATCAACTGGGCCAAGGCATGAGTCACTCGCATACCGTCAAGATCGGGACCAAGACGTACACCACGTCGACGTATACCGACCCCGCCCCGGTTCCGGGTCCGTATACGCTGGACCTCGAGTTCGAGGGTTCGACGCTCGACCTCCGGCTCGTGCCGCTGTGGTCATCGTCGGACCCCGGCGACCGGCTCGACACGGATGCTCGAGCCGCCATCACGATGGCCCAGGTCAGCCAAGCCAACGGGATCATGACGCTGGCATGTGAGCGCAAGGCAACGCCATCGGGCCGACCGTTCGCGGGCGCGACGATCTCCACGTACGGCACATTCAGTCAGCGATATGGAACGTTCGAGACGCGGATGCGCTACGACGAGGCCAAGGGGACGTGGCCCTCCTGGTTCTTCCTGCCGGTCGGCCAGAAGGCGCCGTATCCCGAGATCGACGCGATGGAGAGCTACGGCGACAGCGCATGTCTCGGACCGGGCTTCACCGAAAACGTCGTTCACTACGCGGGCGAGACGACGGCCGACTATGCGGTGGTCCCGCTCGCCAACTCGTCGGGCTGGCACGTCCACAAGTTCGTCTGGACCCCGAGCCGGGTGGACTTCTACATCGACGGCGTCAACACCTTCTCGGTCACCAATCCGGCCCATGTCCCGCAAGTACCGATGTATCCGATCTACACCTTCGGCGTGGGTGCCAACCAGCCATCATGTCGGGCCGATGCATCGACGCCCGCCTACCTCTCGATGCAAGTGGATTACCTGAGGGTGAGCGCATGACGCCAGGCCGTATCATGTCGCTCACCAAGCGCGAGGATGAGGTGCTGCGCGTCAAGGCCGAGGGACGCTCGACGAAGGAGATCGCCGAACAGCTCGGCATCAGCACGCAGACCGTTCGCAATCACCTCACGGCGGGCTATCACAAGCTGGGCGTGACCGACATCGTCGGTGCCATGTGGGCGAAAGGATGGGTGAGGATCGCATGACCGAACCGCGAGAGGACGACGAGCTGGGCGATAGCGAGGAGCCCGGAGTCGACGAGAAGGAAGCGGCAGCCGAACCGGCCGAGCCGGTCGAGGGTGCCGAGGACCTGCCGACCGACGTGAAGGACGGCACGATCGAAGACCACGCGGACGAGCCATGATCGGGCGGAACTCGACGCTCATCAGCGTCCTCGTGGCGATCTTCCTGATCCTCGCCATCCTGTGGTTGGTAGGTGTACGGGTGAACATCGGATGACGCTGCTCCAGTCGTTCCGAGGCGACACCGCGACGTTCGCCATCGACGTGACGGGCATCGACTTCGAGTTCGCCGAGGTAACGTTCACGGCGAAGCGTCTGTTCAACGGGCCGGCATTCGTGACCAAGACGTTGGATTGGGGCATCATGCCGCCCGAGTCAGGGGAGACGGACCTGACGGTAACGATCGAGCCCGAGGATACGAACGACCTGACGCACACCGAGCGGTTCGTCTGGGATGTCCAGGTCGACGATGGGCTAGCCATCACGACAGCAGCGCATGGTCGCTGGGTGGTCATGCTCGACACGACCCGACCGGGCGGAAGCGGCAGCGGGTCATGATCGATGTCAGCGTGAGAGACGCGCGACGATGGGCGGTCATGCTGGGCCTGGATGCCGAGGTGCTGGTCGGTGAGCACGTCGACCCACATGCTCCGCATCCATTCAGACAGGCGATGCAGTACGCGAACGAGGATCGCTGCCATTGGTGCGTGAAGCCATCGACGGATGAGATACACCGATGAGGAGCTACGGCAGCCGAGCGGTTGCCAAGGTGAAGGACCCCCGTGCAACGTGGCACTGGCGCACCAAGGTGCGGCCCGTGGTGCTACAGCGTGACCGCTACGTCTGTCAGTGGAACTACCCCGGCATCTGTCGAGGCCGAGCAACGAGCGTCGACCATGTCGTGGCACTAGCGGAGGGGGGAGCACCCTACGACCTAGCCAACCTGGTAGCAGCGTGTGGTCCGTGCAACAGCAGCCGCTCACCCGGTGGTAGGCGAGGGTGGGTCAAGGGACAGGGCATGCGTAACTCGCACATCTACGCTCCACCCGTGCGAATAGCGCAGTCCGTGGTGCTCGGAACTGCGAGTAGCGAGGGGATAGCGGAGCGTAAGGCGGATCGAGGTCGTTCTTTAAGCGGGATGGGTGCTGCTCGATGCGGTCCGAGGCCTTCTATACACACAAAGACGCGCGCTTTAGGGCGCTTACAGGCGCCTACACGCGCCCATGGTGGCTTAGCGACGGATACGGTGGGCCTTGGCGGGTCTCCCGCACTTTCCGGCTACTACGGGCATCGTAGGGGGGCCGCCGATGCTGGCGGTTGAACGGCCGCCGGTCGAATACGGGCATACGAACCCGCGGATCGCGCCACCCGTCCCGGCCCGGTCGGACATCGCCGCGTACCGAGCCGAGGCCTCGGCTCAGGGTATCGTCCTCATGCCGTGGCAGGAAGTCGCCGCGCGGTATATCGAGGCGACGGGACCGAGCGGCGGGCCGTTGTACCGCGAAGTGTGTGTCCTCGTCTCTCGGCGGCAGGGCAAGACGACGCTCGCCAAGCCCCTCATCACCAAACGCCTGCGCGCCGGCGACAACATCCTCCACCTCGCCCAGAACCGCGAGCTGCCGCGGCTCATGTTCGGGCTCATCGCCGACACGCTGTCGGACGAGCCCGACCTGTTCCCGAAGCGGCGCGGGCGGACCATCTGGCCCCGCTACGGCAGCGGCCAGGAGGAGATCGTGCTCGCCAATGGCGGCTCGTATCGGATCATCGCGGCCAGTCGTGGCGGCGGTCGCGGCCTCGATGCCGACCTTGTCATCATCGACGAGCTGCGCGAGATGGACTCCAATGACGTCATCGCCGCCATCGCGCCGACGATCGAGATGTCGGACCACGGTCAGATCGTCTATCTGTCCAACGCCGGCACGCCGACGAGCGTCATCCTCAACGCCATCCGGGGACGGGCGGGCGACGATCCGGCGCTGGCATACCTCGAGTGGTCGGCCGCTCCGGGCCGCAAGGCCGACGACGTCGAGGGGTGGCGCGAGGCGAACCCCGCGATCGGTCACTATCCGCAGGTGCTCACCAACCTCGAGGCGACATACCGGCGCCATCGGCTGTCGGGCACGATGGGCGACTTCGAGACGGAGCACCTGTGCCGCTGGGTCACGTCGATGCAGGCGCTCCTCGTCGAGGAAGCCCGATGGCTCGACGCCAAGTCGGACCTCGGCATCGCGCGCCGGCCGATGATGGCCGTCGGCATGGACCCATCGGGCACGCGGGCATCAGCAGTCATCGCCTGGCGTCAGGAGGATGACGCCATCGGGGTCCGCGTGGTCGCCGATGTGACCGGCGACCCGATCGACCTCGACCTGTTCGGCTCCGAGCTCCGCGACGTGGCCCGCGGGCTCGGGGTCCGAACGGTCGGCTTCGCACCGTGGACGGATGCCGACCTAGCGCGCTACTTCCCGAACGCCAAGCCGCTCGACGGCAAGTCGTGGGCCGTCGCGTCCGAGGCGTTCGCCCGCATGGTCGAGGGCGGCAAGGTGCGCTGGGACGGTAGCGACGAGATCGGCTCCGACCTCGGGTGGACGGTGCGCAAGTCGCACGAGGGCGGGGCATGGCACGCCACGAAAGCGAAGGATGATCGACCAATCACGGCCGCGCTGGCCGCCGTCCGGGCCGTATGGCTCGCGTCCGACCCCAAGCGGGCGGGAAGTCTGAGGGTGCAATGAGTCTCTGGGACCGCGTGACAAGGATGATGGCCCTCGAGCCGCAGCAGGAGCGGGTCGAGCTGTCGCAGTTCCCCGACCTCGAGACACAGCTGGCGCGTCTCCAGCGGCGGGACTTCCCGCGCAACCGCCACCCCTCGATCGCGCAGGCGCTCTCGGTGCCGGCCATCCAGCGCGCGGTGACGCTCATCTCGCACACCGTCGGCTCGACGTCCATGCAGGGTTGGCGCGACGGTGTGCCGATGGACCCGACGCCGATCGTCCTGGCTCGCCCGGACCCGTACCAGACGCCATATGACTGCTACCGCCAGATGGCGTACAACCGGGCGACGCGGGGCGAGACGATCCTATGGATCGCCAACCGCGACTCGGCGGGTTTCCCGATCGCGCTCGTCAACGTCAACCCGTGGGAGGTATCGGTCCAGGCCAACCCCCGCAACCGGTTACGCCCCACGTACTACTGGGGCAACCCCCTGAAGCCGGTACCGGGCGACAAGCAGGGCACCCGCTACTCGCTCGCCAATCCCGATGGCCAGTTCGTCCACATCATCTACCACCCCTCGGAGGACGGGTTGCGGGGTATCGGGCCGCTCCAGATGTGTGGGCTCGCGGTGTCCGTCGCGGTCGAGGCGATGCAGTGGGCGTCGAACTTCTACACCGGGGGCGGGGTCCCGCCGATCGTCATCCATACCGCTGGCGAACTGGACTCGACCACCGGGCAAGACGGCCTCACCGAGGCGCAGATGTTCAAGCGTGACTGGATGGCGGGCCAGCCCAACGAGCCCAAGATCGTCGATCCGTTCGTGGACGAGGTGCAGCAGCTCGACGCCAACCCGCAGGGTGCGCAGATGCTCGACGGGCGCAACGCCTCCAATGGCGACATCGCCCGGATGTTCGGCATCCCGGGCGTGCTCCTCGAGTACAACATGACCGGCTCGTCGCTCACCTACCAGTCCATCCCCGACGTCCAGATCGAGTTCCTCAAGGTCTGCCTCGCGCCGTCCTACTTCGAGCCGTTCGAGGCGCAGCTCTCGGACCTCCTGCCGCGGACGCAGGCGGCCCGGTTCAACACCGCGGGCCTCCAGCGGGCCGATATCAAGACCCGTTATGACGTCTACAACCTCGGCATCCCGCTCGGGGTCATCAGCGTCGAGGAGGCACAGCAGCAGGAAGGCTACCTGCCGGGTGACATCGAGATGATGCCCGTCCCGCCCTCCCCGCCGGCGGCGGTCGTGGGGCTGTCGCGGGGCGTCCGCTGCGACGGCGAGATCATGCGTCAGGGCATCGCGCAGCGGTGCAACAAGCTCCTATCCGAGGGTAGGACATTCGTCGGTTACTGCGAGCGGTGCCGGAAGCGTTACCCCGCCGTCGCATGATCGACGCGGCCGCCCTCCAGTCGCACTTCGCCGACCACATCAAGCCGGTCTGGCTGGCGCTGCCGCCCGAGGTCCGGGGCAACTTCTACATCAGCGGCGCAGCGGTTCGTGAGCACAAGGACATGCCGGGGCTGGTCGTCGGTGCGCCGCCACCATCGGGGAGGCCGACCCTCGTGGCGTCGACGGGTGATCTCAAGCGCCTGCACGGTCGACCCGCGGCGCTGATGGAGCACGGCTGCGGCCAGTCGTTCGGCGGCGATCCGAAACGCTCGAAGATGTCGTCGTATGCCGGCGGCGAGCAGCGCCACGCGGCCTCGCTATTCCTCCACCCCGGCAATCATCCGGCGGGTCGCGATCGGGCTCGCTACCCGTCCACGCGGGTCGAGGTCGTTGGCTGCCCCAAGCTGGACGACCTGCCCCGCAAGCGACACCGCGACGAACCCCCCGTCGTCGCGGTGTCGTTCCACTGGATGGGTCCGGGCGCCGAGGCCCAGGGCGCATGGCGTCAGTTCGATGCGCAGCTCGTCGAACTCTCCAAGCAATCGCGCTGGCAGGTCCTCGGTCACGGCCACCCACGGATCATGCGCCGCCTCGCGGCCCGCTATGGCCGGCTCGGCATCGAGGTCGTGCGCTCGTTCGAGGAGGTCTGCCGACGGGCCGACGTGTACGTCAACGACTGCTCGTCGACGCTGTACGAGTTCGCCTCGACCGGCCGTCCCGTGGTCGTGCTCAACCCGCGCATCTACCGGCGCAACATCGACCACGGGCTGCGGTTCTGGGAGGCGTCTACGGTCGGGGTCAACTGCGGCCAGGACGACGACCTCCTCGAGGCGATCCGCGACGCGCTCCGAGACAACCCGATCCAGCGAGCCGAGCGCGAACGGTGCGTCAATATGGTCTATGCCTACCGCGAGGGTGCGGCCAAACGTGCCGCCGACGTGCTCGTGGACTGGGCCGCAGCGTATGGGAGCGAGGATGGACCACAGCAGCATCGTCCGAGCGATCCGCGAGTTCTTCCGCGACAACCCGCCCGTCAAGTACGGGACCGACGTGCCGCTATATCGGCCATCCACGAAGCTCGTGCTCGACGACGCGAGGATGCGCGAGCAGCAGGCGCGGGGCGGGGGCCGGAGCTCCAGCCGTAACGAGTGAAGCATTACCTCCTGACGCGCTCGGCGTATGCGCCGACGATCGACTCGTATCGGAACGTCAAGCGCCTCCGCATCACGCGCGGCGTCACGGTCCGTTCGCTCAAGGCCCAGACGAGCAAGGACTGGATATGGCTGGTCCTCATCGACCTCGAGGACCCATGGCTGCCCGAACGGATGGCGGCGTTCCTGGCGTCGGGGGTCGAGGTCATCTTCGCGCCCGCCGGTGACATCGTCCGCGACGATGCCCACGATAAACCGTGGGGGCCGTGGGCCGAACATATCGACTGGTCCGACGATACCCTGACGACCCGGATCGACGACGACGACGCCTTCGCGCCGTGGGTCATGGAGACGTATCGCACCAAGGCCGAGGACTGGCGCAAGTCGACGCGACGGGGCGGCCGTGCGGTGGTCCTGGCACTGCCCAACGGCTGGCGCTACGTCGACGGCAAGGTGAACGCGCGGCGCGACCTCAATAGCCAGTTCGCCTCCCTGTATGTGCCGCTCGCCGACCACCGGACGATCATGGACATCAACCACACCCGGGTCCGCCGGCTGGCGCGGATGCACATCGCCACCATCAAGCCCTCTTGGCTATGGGTCCGTCATGACGCCACGCGCAGCCCGAACTCGCGCGCCTCGAGGAGCCGCTGGGAGCATATGGTCGAGCCGGTCGGGATGCCGTTCGAGATCGACTGGTCGGCCCTTGCGTGAGATTGTGGATAACTTGTTACGCTAGGGTATTGACAACCTTACGCTAGCGGTGTACATTATGGGCATGAAGAACACCGAAGCCACCAAGGGGACCGAGATGACAGCAGCCAAGTGTGGACGAACCGACAAGCATGGACCGCACACCGAGAAGCGACCAGAACCCAACAAGCCCGGAAAGCTCCTCTGGTGCCTCGGCAAGTGACACGAAGTACGAAGGCCTGCCTAGCCACCACGCACTACAACAGCCGAACCGTCGAATGCGACAACTGCGGACATATCGGACGCGGGCTGCCTGAGATGTGCGACTGCTGCGCAGGCCCGAAGGCCCGAGGCAACGACAAGCGAGAGCACAAGGCAGCGCGAGAGGAGAACCGGCGGTGACCCTCAAGGAAGCCGCTGCCCTCCTGGGCACGACGCCCGACAACCTCCGAGGTGCGATCAGGCGCGGTTCGCTCAGAGCCAAGAAGCTCGGTCGCGACTGGATCGTCACGGCGCGCGAGGTCGAGGAATACCGGAAGGTACACCGACGAGTACCGTGACGATCGTCGGCAGCGGGCC